CGGCAACGGATTCGGTTCAGGCCTCGGCTACAAGTGCATAAGCGGAAGCTGGTCGCAGGACTACACACCTTACGCCTATCCGCACCCGCTGATTTCAAGCACGCCACAGGTGGCGACTCCGACGTGTTCTCCGACCTCAGGCACTCCGCCGCAGACAGTTACGTGCTCCGTCTCGACAGGTGGCGCGTCGATCTGTTACACCACAGACGGTTCGAATCCCACCGCTCCGGCCGCAGGAACGTGCTCAGGCGGGACGACAGCGACTTACTCAACCGCGCTCTTAATCTCAACCAATCCGACCACGTTACGAGTTATGGGCACCCTAGCAGCGAACCTGAATTCTGGCGTCCAGACTTACGTCTACACATCGAGCGGTGCCGCTGCAACACCAGTCTTTTCCCCTGTCAACGGCACGTACGCCTTTAACTATCCGGGCACGATCACCACATCGACCTCGGGCTGCAATCCCTACGTCTATTGGGGCATCCACAACCCTCCGACTACAGGCGACATCAACACGAATTCCTTCGTGATCAACGCGGCGGGCACGTACTACGCCATGGTGATCGGCTGCCCCGGCTATACGAACTCAGCGGTCGGCCAAGTGACGTATGCCATCAGTTCGGGCCCTCCTCCGCAACCTTCCGTGATCATCCTTTCCCAGATTCCCGTGACTTCGGGACCTCAAGGAGCGCAATGAAAAGACTCAATTCAGCCGTTGTCTATTTTCTGTTCGTCATAGCGATCATGGCGCTGATTTGTGCGCGAGCTTACGGGCAGACCTGCTCGGTCGCCAACCCGTGCGTGCCGATCGGCTTCCCGAAAAGCACTGTTGGAGATACGATCACGCTTTATAAGTGCGTCGGCACGGCGGCTGTCTGCTCCCCGGCTGCCCTCGCCGCACAACTTGCAGGCGGAAACAGTCCCTTCAACACGGTCGCATCGTTCCCCCTGAAAAGTCTGACAGCGACGGCCTATCAAGATCCCGAACCCTACGGGACGCTCGTCTATTACGCGGCGACAGATACCCCTTCAGGAGGTGCGGCAGGCCCTGTTAGTGCAATTGTGGCCTTTCAAATGCCCCAAGCTACGCAAATAACGCCCCCAACATTGACGGCGGGACCGGCGATGGCGACGACGGGACCGGCTGGTCCGCAATGAGCTGGAAAGACGACAGAGAGCGGCGAATTTTATTAATTCTGTTCTGGTGCGGGATTGTGGCGTTCTTTGCGATTGTAGTGTTTATTATGCAGAAGTCGTTGCAGTGACAACGTCCTGGTCAGTAATAGACCGAACCGCATGGGGCGGTGGACGAATCCAATTGAGGTGGGCCAGTGACCGTCGAGAGGCGACGCGGGGGAGAAAGCAGGGATTTTGTGGTAGCTGAAATCACCCGGCAATTACAACCCGTGGAGTCCGCAGTGGCGAATATGGACAAGCGCCTGGAGCGCCTCTATAACTCCAATGGCGGCCCTCCGGGATATCTTCAGACTGCGCGTGCCGAGGATAATGGACGCTTCGAGATGATCTTCAAGATTCTCAACGAAGTCAATCCCAAGTTAAGAACACTGGAGGATTTCGTCAGGGATCATGAAACGGCCGAGAAGCAGAAGGAAGAAGATCAGGCAGCAGAGAGAATCGCACTAGCCGCAAAAGTCACAGAGTCGGAGAAGAGATTTAAGAGGTGGCTAGGTTTAGCGACTCTTTTTCTCGGAATTCTAACTGTGATTATGAACCTGAGAGGCTGTGGGCCGAATCTGAAAGCGCTATTCTTGTCGCAGAATCACTCAATATTACAGGATTCCCAAACACACGCGGATTATCATCCTGATGAGGTGACAAAATGAGTTCTCCCAATCCGTTTCCTTGCGGCGGCGCGGGGCAGCATCCGTGCCCTCCGACCAACGCGCTTTCAATCTCAACCCCCAAAGGTTTTTATGCTACCGAAGACATGAACGCCTACGGAGAAGAATGCTACAAAAAAGCGCTGGCCGACGCAACCGCGCACAAGCCGGCACAATGACCGATAAGCCTCCTATCCCGCCAACGTCAAAAAGGGATGATAGGAAGCCGTTGCATGAAAAAACGGATGAAGAATTAGATGCAGATGCCAAAGCACATCAGCGGGAAGTCTGGAGGCGGTGGGTGAAGAAAAGATGGCCCGTTGCGAGCTACACCGATGAGCAGATTGATGAGTTGATAAAGCGATACCAAGATTCCGGCGGGCATGAAGGCCTACTATGACTGACACTGTTACGGTCGCAGTGATACACGCCATCGAGATCATCATTCCTTCCGGTATCAGCGCCTATGTCGCTCTGGTTGTCCTTCGCGTTCAGCGGGAAGTGGGTGAAGTTAAGCACGCCATGAACAGTATCCTGGATAAACGTGTGGAAGTAGCGCATGACCTGGGATTTGCGGATGGAACTGCTTCGGGTGTGGAGCAAGAAAGAAATCGCAAATGACCGTCACCTATCAATTCGCTTACACCGCTCTCGGGCCATGGACCGCCGTGTGGAACTCAGCCATCAATCTTACCGAGCCCACGTTCTACGCCGTGCAGGCAAACGCGGACGGCAGCGTGGAGCTATTCGTGTCCGGGCCGGCCGTAGCGGGTGCCACGGGCGCCGGGGCGCTGGCGAAAGGGGTTGTGGCTTCTCCTGCGATCCCATTCTCACAGTTGACCACCAATGTGCTGGTGACGGTGGACGATTCGCCGGCCCGGCAATGGATCGAGATCGACACCCGGCTCACGACCGCAGACGGATTCACCTACCCCGGAGATATGGATATCGGACTCGACGGCACGGTAAGGGTTGGGGACATCAGCGGGACCTGGCACGTTTCTCCGGTTAAGCTGGCGCCTTTTCGGCCCTGGACTGCCACGCCGCTCTCGATCCTGAAGACCTACGACTTCACCAAAAAGACAGTCACCATGTTCGGCATGACCTTCCCTGCGGCGAATATTGGATGGGCTCCGAACGAAATCGTGAACCAGCTTCAGATCGATCAGGCTCCCGCCGGCGGGACGTGCGTGGCGTGTTTCAGCAATATTTCGATGGCAGGGAGTTAATTTTGTTGAATTTAAGCACTTGGATGGATGTACCATAATGGCAACTTCAACACCTGAAGGTGGTCGATGCATCATATCCCGCTGCCAAGGTTGCAGGATGTAGAGGTCACATTGGAAGGTTCTAAGCACGGATCAATGGATATTGACACGTATCTGGCTTGCTGCTATCTCGAAGCGAATGGCTGGAATTTTTATGTCAATTATGATCCGACCGATGCGCTTGAAAAGGCTCGGCAACGATACATGGAGTTTGGGAGAGCGAGTCAATGATCATGATCGATCACCCCGCGTGGGAAGCTCTCCGAATCGGAGTCGCCAATGCGATTACGAATAATCTTCCTGAATGGATTATCTTTATCGGAGCCCTCGCTATTGCTTTTGTTTGTACATGGCCGGAATTGATTCCTCGAAATGCACAGGACTGGTGGTCATGGTTTCGGAATGCGTTTCAGACTGCAGTCCCGGCAGCACGAGCAAGGCATGAAGCTTCAAGTTCCACCATTACCACCACTACGGATTCTTCAACCAAACAAGAGGCATCGGCGAGTACCGCCCTTGATCCCCCAGCGGTCCCTACGACGCCGGTAGAACCGGCAGCAGTTCCCAAGCAAGGAGCATAAATGAAGCGCAAACTGAAACTAGCGGCCCTGTATTTAGCATCGGGAGTGTTCTGGGCAGTATTTCTCCTGACGTGCTTCTCAGCGGTGGGCTGCACTCCAACCACGACGACTCCAGCGCAACTGGCTCCCGGCTACCAGAATGCGGCCGATCAACAGATGGGGAGCATATTGTCTGGAGCGCGCGCCTTCTACACGTCGATTCAGCAACAGTCGGCAGCGGGAACGCTGACGCTGACCCCGGCAGTGAAGCAGGCGTTCAACACGTTCGGAGTGAGCCTGAACGCAGCGGAGTCAGTCTATCTGGAATATCACGCGCTATTCAGCAGTGGGGTATCGGCAGCAGACCCGACGACAACGGCAAATTTGGAAGCCAAAGCTCAGGCAGCAGTCAACACGGTCCAGAGCCAGCAGGCAGCCCTTCCGCTGCCGGGAGCGACGAAATGAGCACAACCCCCACACCAGCGCCCGCTACGGGATTCTGGACGAAATTCAAGGCTATCCTGCCCGCGCTTGAGATGGCTGGTAATGTCGCTCTCCTAGCTACGCCGTTCGCTGCTTTTGAGCCATTGGTCGCAGGGCTTGAAACCGATTCGCAATCGCTGGTGAATCTCATCAGTACTAAGCCGTCTGTGCAGACCGAAACGATGGCTTTGTTCGCCAGCAGTATCGGCATCCTGACTACGCTCAAGGCTCAACCAGGATTGCCTGCCGCAACGTTGACACAGATTGACGGATACATCACCGCAGCCGAGGCGGGAACAGCAGCTTACATTCAGGCGGAATCTGGATTTTCGGCAGCCAACTATCAACCCGTAACGCCGATTGCATAGTCATGCCTGACCTCAAGATTCGCTTTATCACGGAGTCTGATGCCGTCTCCGCAGCCATCCGGTTTGTTACTTTCTCGGAGTTTTCGCATACCGAGATAGAGCTGCCGGATGGCTCTTTTTTAGGGGCGCACGCAGGCTCGGGCGTCCAGATCCGGCCGGCCAATTACTGCAAGCCGACTTTCGAGAGACGCTACGCGTTGCCTCTTAATGACGAAAAGTACGCGCAGGCTATGAAGTACGCGCATTCCTGCATCGGCTATTCCTACAACTACACCGATATCGTCGGCTTGCTCTTCCACCACAACCTGACATCGAAAGGCCGGGTTATCTGCTCGCAGTTCGTCTTCGATGTGATGACAGTGGCTGGAATTCAATCGTTGAACGTTTTACAGGCTTACGACTTTCGCGTGACGCCCGACATCCTGCATTTCTCGCCGGTCTTTATCGGCAAACAATACCTACAAACGGCGGTGCCGAAATGAGCGACTTCAACCTCTGCTATTCCTTCTTGCTTCCGAATGAGGCGGCATTCGAAAACGGTGCGCCCGTGTTTGAGCCTAACCCGGATCCTACGAGAAGCGATCCGGCAGCTCAGGCCCTTGCGGGTATCAACTCTGCTTACTGGCCGGAGGACTTCGCGGCGATTCTTGCGCTGCCTCAAGATCAACGTGGTCCCGCAGTTCAGGATTTCTACAAGCGCAACTTCTGGGGAGTCTGGCTCGACAAACTGGATTCAAACAAAATTGCCGCCATGGTGCTGGATGCCAGCGTGAACCAGGGTGAAGGCTGGGCGGTGAGATTCCTGCAAACCTCATGCGGCGCCACGGTGGACGGAATATGGGGGCCGAATACGATCACAGCGGCCAACAGCGTGCCGGAAAGTGTGCTCATCCCTGCGTTCGTAGCAGCCCGTAAAGCGCGTTACACGGCTGTAGGCGGCCCATCCCTGCCTGATTGGTTAGCAAGGGCTTCTAAAGTGCCACAATTCGCTTGATCCACACACGCAGCGCAGGAAACCAGCCGAGTTCACAATCCCAGATGGTCACCGATCCCCCTTGCCGGTAGAGCGGGCCGCGAACTCAACTTGCAATGCTTCGATTTCCTTGCGCGTATCTGAGAATTCTTCCGTGTCTAGGCAGTCGAGCAGATCTTCAAAGAGTTCTATTGCGCGGTCCACTGGCTGCTTCAGACGTGCCACTTCGGCCTTTGCTTCAGCCTTATGCTTATCGTCCATAAAAACGGCGTGATTCAACTCGCGTTGCAGTCGCTCATTCTCTTCGCGCAGCCTGGTGTTGTCGGCTTCGAGGGAGGCGATGCGCTCGATGAGGCGCACGATTTCTTTGTCAAATTCGAAAGAATTGTGAGCAGTGCGGGGATGTTTGCCCGCGTCAGTCCAAGCCTTTAAAAGCGTATGGCGCTCCCGCAGATCATCCGGCACCTTAGGGCTGTCGCTCCCCGCTTGCTGCGGCAGGAATTTAGTGTGCTCACCCGCATCGCAAAATGGGACGTAGCGGCCCTCAACTACTATGCCGGGGTGTTGGCGTTCGGTTTTACCGCAGTGTTGGCATGTTGGCTCACTCATGGTGATTCTCCTTCGCCAGCCACCGCGAAATGCCGATAATAAGAAATCCCCAAATCATCAGCCAAAAACCTGGATCATTCCAAAAATCTCCCATCACTGATTCTCCTTCGCCAGTGCGTCTATTTTATGATTAAGGAAAGCGAATCGTCCATCCTCTACTGGTTCATGGATATGATCTCCAACCAATTGCTCCCACCCACAAGTGCAGCCTACATACACGAAGACGGTAGAACCGTGATGAAGCATCCCCGGCCCCCCATGATCATCCTTACATCCAGCCATGCAGGGATAGTGGTAGGGTAAGTTCGCCGTCCTGTCGCCGTCCTTGCGCTTAACGCTTAGATTGGCCCACCGCTCCTCTCGACGCCACTTGATTGAATGCGTGCTGCTTTTCTGATCACTCACAACTTCTCCTTCGCCAGTGCTGCGTCGGTGCGCTCCTGCATTAGCCCACGGAGTCTTGCGGAAGCTGCTAGGAAAAACAATCCGCTCAATTTGGCAGGCGATCACATGCACCGATTTTTCCATTCTGGCCTCCTACTTCATTCCACGTTTCAGTTCGGTTAGTGCTGCTTGTTCGCGTGCGAGAATGCGTGCCCACCTACAAAGTTCTCTGACAAGCGGTGTGTATTGTTCGACCATTGTCGCTAGTCTGATCTCGCCATGCATTTCCCAAAACTCTAAATTTAAAAGCGCAATCTCTTCCTCTACTTGCCGAATCTCCTCTTCGCGGGCCTCGGTAAAGGCGCGGGCTGCTTGCCAATCACTAAAAGCATGCTGCCGCCAATAGGGCGAGTAGAGGCGAATTGGCTTACGCATTTGCCGCGCGATCACGATGCGACTAAACCTCTGCCTCACACACTCTTCATCTGTCATTTTCCGTTTCCTCTCTATAGCCTGTACCGCGTCACGCCGGTTTCTCGATGTGGCATTCATCGCATTCAGTGAAGCCAACGCCCTTGTCCTCGTCGATTCGCTCAACCCAACGGTGAACGTGTTCCGGCTTGTACGTTACCGTTGTGACTGTCGAGGGCGGCGCAATGGCAAGCTGCCCCTGAAACGACATCCGCCATCGAGCTTGCGTGCAATCGTGGCAGTCGCAACGTTGATGTTCTTGCGGATACCCGCCAAAAAACGCATTCAAAGGTGCTCCCATCATCCCCTCCATCCCCGGTTAAGCCACGCGCTAACGCGGCACGAGCACTGTGACAGGCCCAACTTTTTCAATCAGTGGCACGCATTTTTTGTCGCATTGATAGTACGCAGCCCGTTTGGGCGCGGCACAGGATGCGAGCGCCAGAAGCAAAATGCAGGCGGCGATCGACACAGCCACGATGCAAGCAGCGTCGATGTACTTTTGCACGCGCTCTTCGAGTTGAGGATTGTGTGGGGTTTCGTCGTCGTATCGGTCGGCCATGGGTCACTTCGCTTTCGTTTCCAGTGCTTTCAGTGCGATTGCGTATTTCATAGCTTCGGCTTTCTTAATAGTTTCTCCACTGGCGCGTGGCACGGTTTAGTGGGATCGTTGGGTGGTGCTGCGCAGTCCGTTTTAGAACTTCCATCTTCTACAGATAATGGATGTTCATTCCCGTTAATATCTTTTAAATAAACCACATATGTAATCTCGCAAGGACCGAAAACTGGAGAGGCATCGCAAGGCGCTCCCACCACATCGTCTCGGACAGGAGCGCGCATCCGTTGAATTTGAGCAAGTTGGAATGATCGTAATGGTTCAGGAGAAGGCTTCGCACACCCCGCCATTCCAATCATCAGTGCTGCGATTGCGAGTTTCATAAGCCTCCTAATACAAGTATCCGCCGTTATTCCAAGCCTTCGCCACGAGTCCGATCGACGAACTGACGCCGGCCTTTTTGTAGACCCGGCACAGGTGCATCTTGACCGCGTGGTCGGTTACGCCGAGTACCGCCGCGATTTCATCGACCTTTTGCCCCTGGAACAGCAAGGTCACAATTTCGGCTTCGGATTTGGTCATGAGGATGGGGTCAAGCATCGACTCCCGCCTGTCTCGGCTTGACAAATTCCGTGGCGACAAGCCGGTCGCATTCGTATCTGATCACGTCCGATTCACGGTACATCACCCGCCGGTTCAGCTTGACGTAGGGGCAACCCTTCCCCTGGCTGCGCAGATTGGCCAGATAGCTGCGGGATGTCGACCATCGCTTCGCGAGTTCATCGGCGGCGAGGAGTCGGTTCATGATCCACACTCGCAAGAGCCTATCTCGATAGCCTCTTTCCTATTTACCTTATGAAACAACCCTTCTTGCTCAATCTGCACCAGCGAGTATCTGCGACTGAATGTTGCCCCAAATTCCACCTCCAACTGTTTTCGTTGCACAAACACCTCCGGTGCATTTTCCTTCACCGCTAGCCAATACGCTTTCCCTCCTCGAACACAACCAACACAATTTGCATGATCGCTCCACGAATACATCCTTGGGATAGGAACGCCCATTGTGCAAGAGCACCAATCGGCGCAGTCCTGTTTACTCACTCCATCTTCTATGATCGGAAACCTCGGAGTGAAACCCATCTTCCAGCCCATCGCAACCATGCGTTGAACCCGCTCAGATTCATTTGAACTGAACCCAAACACCTTCACGATCTCGTCTACTCCGCTCTTCTTCAATTCGTCGATGTACCGATTTCCCGGCTCGATTTTTAGTTCATGAGAGCAAAACGCCATCATGTTATTGGGCAGCGCGTTGTGGTCATACGCGAGTTCGGTGACACTACGACCGTCACTTCTCTCTGTGAGCGGGTGGTCAAGTTTAGCGATCATCTCTCGAAGGAAACGGTAGGTATCAGAATCCTCTTCTTTTGTATCGTGAAAAAGGAGAACCACCTCATCTTTCGGAAATGTTCGCAATGCCCAACCAGCACACCATGCTGACGTGACACCGCCAGAAAATCCGACAACAACTCTTCTTTTCATTCCGGCCATGGCGTTGACCCCCCGATGTAGGCATCGAATTCCTGCCGTAAGTCCTCAAGCGGCGCTTTGAAATACGCGTAGCTCGTGTCTCCGTCCGCCAGACGAGTGCCGAGTTTTTTCTTTTCGAAACCGGGAGCCATCTGACGGAGAATCTTTCCGAAGTTCACGTCGTTAGGCAGGCGCCCCTTGATATTGCGGTTCCCAACCCAACGCCTGAGCGCGTCTCTTAAACGGTTGCTGGGGATCGTATCCGGCCACTCCCCTCCCCAGTCTCCTCCCGCGATCGTGCCGGCTGACAGCGTATCGTACCACCATTGCTGGACAGGCTCGAGGGACGATATTTTCTGCGACACAAGGCCCGCCGTATTCGGAGCCTGATTGACGTCCTGCGTGATCTTGTAATCCATCAGGTAGCGAAGTAGATGCGCCGCGCCTCCCTGTTCGTCGAGGCCCACGCGCATCTCCGTGAAATACTGCCTGTCCTGCCTGCGGCCTTCTCCGACTTCGAACACTGCCCAGCGGCGCTCGTCTTCTGATGCTGGAACCAGCCACTCCTCGTTACCGATCACGACCACCCTGGTGAGATTCCGCACGGTGTAGGATTCCTTGCCTTTAGGCTCGATTACGTGCTTCGCGCCTGTAACCAGGTCCTTGACGACACCCTCGCACTCCTTATCTCCGGACCAGAAGGCTTCATCCAGAATGAACAGCAGGGAATACTGCAAATGTGCTGTGAAATTGCTCACAAGGTACCGGCGTCGGGCCGTGGTCATGGCGTGGCCGCCGAGCAGTTTGCTGATGCGCTCGACCAGCGCATTCTTGCCCACGCCTTTCCCGCCGCGGAAGACGATCGCCACCAAGGGCTTTTCGTAAGGCTTTTGGATCAAATGAGCGAACCAGCATGTCAGCCAGTCGGCCAGGTTCCTGTCCTTGTTGCAGATGTTCTCGAACAGATGTTCTTTCCAGCGTTCGACCATCGGATGATCGGGAGAGTCGGCGGGCTGGGTAGAGAATCCATGCCACATGTTGTACCACTTTTTGTCCACGGTGAGCCCCGGTTCGAACACCACCCCGTCGTAGCTTCTGCGTCCCGACCACTCCATCCACAGTTGTGCCACGGCTTTGCTCTTGTCCCCGATCTGCAATTTTTTCGCAGCGTTCATATCGAAAAAAGATTGCTTGTTCATCATGTGAAAGACATACGCTCCATCGGGGCTCATAGTCTCCCACAAAATGTTTCCGGTTCCCCCGGAGAAGACGAAAGCAAAACGGTCGTTTAATTTCCCGAGTGGATGGGCCGTTGGTGGCTCAGGTTCTGGCTCAGGAATTGGTGGAAAAACAGCCTCGGGTGCTGCGATGCCTTGCGGGTCGCGTCCGTACCTGAATGCGTTGCGAACTTTCGTTTCGAGTTCTTCCTGACTCCATGGAGGCAGGCAGCGCTCGTTCCATGGGATGAGCAGAGCGAGCGCCTGATCGGCATCGCAGCCGAGGTCCTTCAGGTGGAGAGCGACTTTGTACGTCTCGGCGTCGCCACCCTGGCCTTCGATGGCTAAAGGGGCCGAGTTGAGAAGCCATTGTTGCGCGCGCTGGAATGCACGGTCGGGTTCGATATTCGAGAGAGACGAGGATTCGGCTTTAGAGCGCTCTCGGGCTGCACCTAGTTTTTGCACTAACCAGTCGGGAGCTGGCGCGACGAAAGACTTGTTGATAATTGGATAACCTTTACCATCAAGCTCACTTCCCGGACCCAACACATACCCGCCCAAACTTCGGATGTCAAGACCGTTTCCGAGCAAATCAACACCCTGACGTAACGCTTTGGGGACTCTATAGTAGAGATGCTCCCCACCGAAAGGTGTGGCCACTGTGAACGTTGGCGGTAGCTCAAAGCCTTCAAGTTCTAACTGCATCAAACTCAGGTCGCCGCGTTTTCCTTTTTTTACGTCCTTGTCGACTATAATCAAGGCTTCGTCTGTACCGAAATGTGTTGTGCTTATGCCTATATTTTTCGGCTGACCATTCCACCAAATTTTGACCTGTTCCTTATCCATGGTCGCTTTGTGTGGAAAGTCCTTGATCGCGGGAAGCTTTGAATTAACCGCGCAAGGAAATACATGGAACCCGCTATGTGCGAGACGAACCGCGAATTCCGATTGAGAGGTGGTCATTACTTACCTTGTTCTAACTTGCTGATTTTGCGACTCAGATACCATTGGGCTTTCTTCAAGTCTTCCAATTGGTTTCCTTTGTGATCGGAACGAGCCACATACTTAACCACGTTCTCCAAATGAAATCCGAGGCCCCACGCTTCAATCGCATCGATAACTTCGATCGATCCGAACGTGTAGTGCTGAGGGTGATTTATGTTGTCGACTGTTTGGCTCTTTTTCACGCGAACGGCCCTTTCTTCGGGTCCGGCTTTATCTTCTCCCCACACTTGCTGCACCGGGCTTCGCGTTCTTCGAAATCGAACAGAATGCGCTCGCCCTCGTCGATGTTACGGGTGCAGGAGACGCATTCGGATTTGTATTTGGCAGTTATCCAGTTCACAAAGACCTCTCTTTTCTCCAACCACCGCGGGGTCCGCGGACTTGGATCTGCTGAGAGTGTGGCCGCTCAACGTACCCCCTCCCCGTTGGAGTGTAAGAACAAACTGAATCCTCGGCACGAGAGGCATCTTCGAAGGTGACAAAATACTGCCAGTGTTTAGTCCCGCCGCGATACCGGAATTCGACACGAAAAGGCGTATCTTTACCTCGTACTGATTCAGCCTGTTCACGCCTCTTTAGGAGTTCATGCTCGATTTTATGAAAGCTCATTCGGTCACCATTTCCACTTAGGATTCCAATTAACTTCGTTTTGGAAGTCGCTGATTTCTTTTCTGATCTTTACCGGAATCTCAGTGCCTTTTTTCCTCAGTCTAGCCACTATTTCCATATCGCCTTCAACGTCACCAAATCCAGTAAAACGAGCATTGAAGACGCGCTCGTGGCAAGTAGAGCAAAATGTGCCGCGGCCATGGGTGAAACTGCCTGTGTGATTTTCGGCGCGTTCTAGGAACCCACAGAGATGATTGGTTACTGTTCTTGATAGAAGTTTGAATTCCTCAACCATTCTGGTGCTCCTTATTGAATCGCGCGTCAGCATGTTTCTCAAGTAACGCAAGAACTTGCTTCATTGAAATCATTTTGTCTTCGAAAGCGATCAATCCGTAAGAAGGAAGTGTTTTCACATCGGACCACAGTTTGTAGTCTCGCTCGTCCCAACCATTTGTGCGATTCTTAATTTCCAGCATGTTGATTCACTCCTTTTACTTGCGATATCTCCTTGCGTGAAATCCTTCCGCAGCCAGCGGCAGTCCTTTCGCCCACAGCGGCGTCGTTGACATAATTTTTTCCATCTTCCCCAAAGCCCATTCAGCGCGTTCCTGCCGAACTTCTGCGACCACTTCGTCATGCACATGTAGGACTATCTCTATTCCTTGAGATTCAATTGCCCACATCGCATCGGCCAACAGGTCACGTGCGATCGCCTGCGTCATGTTCTCGGCCAGCGATCCGCCGTAGGTTGAGACCCGTTGCCAACGGCCCTTGCTGTTAGGGTCCGGAAGTGTCTTTGCTTTCTTTTTCTGAGTCTGATCCACGACCGTCATGAAGGTCAATTGTTCTTTTTCCTCTCCCCACGGGGTCATGACCATTTGCAGTTCGGGGTAGGGATAACACAGAGCACGGCCACTGGGCAGCAGAGCCCACAGGAAAGAGCCGACCTTGCGGAACTTGACCTGACGGCCGCCGGCACCGGCATAATGAACGCCGCCGGTCTTCATGGCGCAGGTTACCGCTTCTTCCAGTTCATACCAGTACTGAACGATGCGTTGGTTAGCCGCACGCCATGCTTTTACAATCTCTAAAGCCTCTTCGTCGGGAACCGTCACGTTGTAGTTTTTGGCCATGGACTGAAAGGCTCCGATGGAACCTCCAAATCCGCAGGCCAAAATTATTACCTTGCCCCGCTGACGCTGGTCCTTCGTCACCTCGTCCAAAGGCACATGGTAGATACCCGCCGCAGCGTGCTCGTAGATGAGCCCGTGTGTCCTGAATACCTCCAGCACACTCTCCTGGCCAGCAAGCCATGCTAGGGCTCGCGCTTCAACAGCAGAGAAGTCACATGCGACTAATTCATTTCCTTCGCCTGCAATTAGCATCCCGCGAAGACAGTCCGAAATTGCAGCCATCGCGGGTCCGTAAAACAGATCAAGTCTTTCCTTGTCGCCCAGCATCGAGAACATGGCCTCGATGTCTTCGAAAGTGATTCCCGGTCTTCCCCGGAAAAAGTTCTGAGGTTGTACTCCTCTTCCACCCCACCGGCCCGTCGACGCGGCGTGGTACTGATGCATGTTCCTTAACCGGCCATCAACAGACGCTTTCTCGCGCATGGTGACCAGTTTCGCCGTACTGCTCTTGGCGGCCTCCTGACGCAGCTCCAGAGCACGGCGAACAGCGGGAGGCATCGGGGTCACCCAAGGAGGAAGATCATCACCCTCTTCGTAAGGGCCGTCTTCATCCCCTGCGTTCGCCAATGCGTCGATCACATCCGCCTTGGCCAGGCCGTCCATCTGAACGCCCTGCGCAGCGATCCACTTGCCGAGCACCTGCACTTCGTTGCAGGATCCGACCACGCCGCCTGTGACTTTGAGCATCTCAGCATTGAGCCGCTTCTGTTCGGACTGGATAATTGCGATCGCCTTATCGGCGCTAGCGAGGTCGCACATCACACCACGATTATTGATCTTGTAATCGAGTTCCCACAGAGCGCATTCGGACGGGGACAATTCCATCAACCGCTCGAGGCAGGAAAGCTCCGTCCTCACATCCTGCGCGTTGTATTCGTAGAGTCTGAGAAACTTATCGAGGCTCTCGACGTCACGGCGCCACATCGTCCCGTCTTTCTTAGGCTTGCTCAGTTGCAGCATGATCCTGTGGCCCTCAGCGTCTTTTCTTTGGTCCACACCGAGCGCCGGCGCGGCGTCCTCCAGAGCGCCCGGCAGGGCCATCGCGTAGGCCCGCACCATGGAGCAGCGGACTTGAGCGATCGGGAGAGGCTTCCAACCGTATTTGGGAACGCAGCAGAAGTTCCAGATTGCGAGTTCAAATGCTGCATTCCAAGCGGTGATGATTCCGCCCTGGTCGATATGGGCTTTCAGATCCTTGGGGAAGGGCTCGCCCTCGACCCAAGTCTTGATGTGCTCAGGATCGGGGCCGTAGGACATGCAGTGAACGCCCGTGGACTCGTCGGTCGCGTAGTTGTGCAAGCCTGATTTTTTCAGGTCTATTTGAGAAAAAGTTTCGAAATCCAAGCCCCAGGAGGTCATGATCGTCTTTCAAGTGCTACTTTGTTTCGCGTCCGGTTTTCTTGCGTAAATCGTCTCTCGCAGCACTTGGACTGTCACCCCATCCGGACTCAGATTCTTGTAAATTAGCAAAATCCGGAAACACAGCACACCACATATCGCCATCCTTAAAAACTCGCGAATGTGGGCCTCCATGCCCGATGCAAGCCAGCGCTGGAACATAGCCGTCGTACCGGCAGTCATCTCGCTGCATTCTGTTGGTACAATAATTCATGTGACGCGGAGACGGCGGAGGTTCACCGTAAGCTTCCTTGTCGCAAAAACCACATGGAGCACCTCCCATCCACATGGGCACAGAGCAAGCCCCTATACCGTTTTCGTTCAGCGTCCTGTGCTGCTCGCTAATAGCACTCATCGATTTACCCTTCCTGCATAAAGCAACACAAAAAAGTGGGGAGGCTCTGCACCTCCCCGTACCCAACCACAAATTATCCGAAGATCGACGTTGCGGTCTTCCCGTTCGCTGCCCCAGCGGGGACGTCGACGGGCTCGAAGGCCTTGGAGGCGGGAATGCGGCCGTTGCCGAGGGGATCGTCGTCACGGAGTTTCTGCACGTTCTGCAGGCCGAAGCTGACGCCCTTGTTGCCGGCAGTATCGTAGGCGAAGGCACGCACCTGGCAGCGGTACCATGCGCCGGAGTACACGTCTGCATCGTCGATGATGTCCTGCAGCTTGCTGTCGACGATGCCGGGACGACGGTCCTCGTTCGCGGAGAAGGACATGATCACCCAGTCGTCTCCGATGCCGACGATGGGGGCTTCAAGTTCTTCGTTGACGCGAAACGGCGAGCGCAGGGTCTTGGGAATTTTGTCTCCCCATTTTTCGGTCGCGGCGGCGTGCGCTTCCTTCTTGAGCGCGCTCAGATCCGCCTTGGGCGGGAACGCGGCACGAATCGAGAACTTCGGTTTGCTGGTGGAACCATCCGCGTTTTTCATTGCGGTGGCACGGAAGACGCTGATGAAAGCGGCGCGGAACTCAGGCGTGATTAAGTTGTCTGGCATTTGTTGCTCCTTTGTGATTGTTGAGTATCGGTTGTGGTTGTCGGTTGGCTTAGGAGCGCGGTGCTCTGTGGCCTTACGAATCTGTCAAACGTAGAGAGACGACTTCGATCTCCACGGCCTTGCGTTCAGGAACGTCTTTGATTTCAGTCCAATGTTCCTCGCCCGTATCCATAGAGTCCCAAGAAGTTGGATACGAAACTTTGTTGACGTGTACCCCGCGACGCCATTGGATGAGAGCATTTTGCGCTGACTTCTGCGATGGAAAAAGTCGCACCGGTTTATCCTGAGTTGGCTCTTCCGGTTCATCCATCGAATAGCCGCGCCGCTGATTGGGACGGCGAAGAAAGAACTTTTCAGTTCCCTTCACGCGGAGCCCGAAGTACACCATGTTCATTCGAGTATCCCCGCTAAAGTCACTTCACCAAACGCCGCCTTCGCATCGATCCTTACCGGATCGCGTTTGTCCGAAACATGCACCAGGGTGTGACCGCTCGATTTGCGCTCGACAAACGGTTCGAGCATCGCGGCGCGTTCCTTCGCGTTCTTGCCGGGAGCAAGTTTCTCGGCGTCTCCGACGTTGATAAGTTCCTTCGGCTTCCAGACATCTTTCTCGTCGCAGCCGAGGTGCTTGGCCAGGGCGTAGCCCGCGTCAGGCAAGTTCTCTTTCCACTTACGGATGGCCTGTTTGTCCACCAGTTTGTAGTCGGGGATCTCGATGCCCTTCTCAGCTTCGCCGTATGCGAACTCACGAGTATTCTTGATCCATGCTTCAAGGATCGGCATGAAGTCGAGAGCGCGCGCCAGTTCGAGAGGGTTGTAGGCGGGTTTGGCCAAAGCCTTGTCAGGAGGCAGGACTGTGGGCTCGGCAAACACCTGCTTGGCCAAAGCCTGCGCCCGATTTTTGATCGCGGGGCACTTGGGGGATGCGGCACACCAGCGGCAGCCTTTTTCGGAAGGCTTGAGATACATGGGCTCCGTTTGCAATCCCCATGGGTGGGCCGCCTTCGCTTCATTAACGCGGCCCACTGCATCCAGCACATCCGCGTGCAGGTCAAGAAGATCCGCAACGTCGAAGTCCACGCTGCGAATGAACCCATCGGGGTGGTCGTACCGCGGCTGCACGATACCGATGTTGATCGTGCGCGCCGGCAGCTTCATCGTAAGCAGCGTCGCCAGGGCGTAGATGCGGAGTTGGATGTTGCGCTCCACGTTGACGACCACGCCGGCGCCGTACTTCAGATCGCGCACATAGAGAGTGTGTGAATCCGGGTGCCAGGTGATGAAGTCCGCAGTACCGTAGACATCCTCGTTGACCGCTACCTGCTTTTCCACATAGACCTTTGGACCTTTGACCCGGATGCATTCGTCGACGTAGACCTTGACGTTTTTGTGGATCTCGACTTCCTCGCCGGGGGCCGGAGATGGAGTCGCGCCGTGCTGCGCAAAGTGAAGCAGCAGCCACTTCTGCGCGTAGGCGTGGGCTCGCGTGCCTTCGTCGGCGTATTCGGATTCGGACTCGGGCATGCCTTCAGAGAGCACAACCGAACCGGGGCAGGTCATCCAGCGGTCTGCCCCCGACGGAGGTAGTTTGGAATGGAGAGATGGGCTACCCATTGGAGACCGCCTTTTCTCGTTCAACACAAACGTGTTTCGTTCCGAACTGCGGACAGCCTTCATCCTGACAAAGAACAGGTACTTCCTTGACAGCGAATAAAGCCACTTCTTTAGAAACAGCGTTTCGAAAACCGGCTTTACGCCCAAGCTCGGCAAGAACCGAGTGCACTAAGTTTTCCAACGATTCCTGCCCAAGATAGTGCAATTGGTAAACGATATCCGTTGCCCTTTCGATTTCGTTTTCGCTACGGATTAGTTCAGCCATTGGAGACTGCCTTTGCCGCGTCTGGTTGTGTGGCAATTATCAAGTCGTGCAGCCGCTGCTCAGCTTGCTTGCGACAATGGCGCTCGTGTTGCAACGCCGCAATCAGCGCGTTGCCTGCCGACGCGCAGACCGCACAATCCCCGTCGCCGTCGTCATCCACACCGACGCCGCAACGTGGACAGTCAAATTCCATGTACCTAGCCATTGAGTGTAGCTGCAAGCTGGCTGAGCTTGTCGGACTCCAGAGCGAGAGCCTCGGTGACCCGGTTGCATCCGAAAGCACGCAGCTTCTCGATCGCGTCTTCCATGCTGTGCCGCGCGATGTAGCCGTTCAGGAGGGCGCGACAGCATTTTGCTGAGCTTCAGCAGCAGCCTTCCGCGCGGCTTCGGCGGCTATGAGTTGATCTCCGACCGTGGGGGTTCTGTCGGTCTTGGCTGCTTCATCTGCGGCAATCTGCTCTTTGGTGCGGCGGGTGCGTTTGGTAGTAGATTCGGTTGTGAGCTCGACAAGGACAGGACCACTGGAGGTCTGTTCGACGCTTGCCTTGAGTTGTTCGTGGAACGTGGTGGGGGCTGGCGCGAGACTGGGCTGGGAAGGCTGACCGTAGAGAGTGGACAGGAATACAAGGAGGGCTTGTGCCTCACTTGGGTTCATAGAAGCAGTGTCAAATTGGATGTTCATTTTTGGCCTTTCGGAATTGTGGAATAACTGTACGTCACTATCTGGAGTTTGTCGAGAGGAAAAATTCAGAAAAATTTCAAGTCATAATATCTTCGCTAATTCCCGCATTTTTTTCGTCAAGACGTCCTGAACGTGTTCGTCGACACTCCCGTACAAACTGAAGATTCGAGCGCGGACAGGATTCCGCTGACCAATGCGACAAAGACGCATGACAGCTTGGAGATTTTGCGAGGGTACCCAACTCTGTTCACAGAAAAGACACTCATCACAGACGTTTTGAAGGCCGTCCACGCCTGTGCCAGCGGCGTCGATGTTGCCCAGGAACAAGCGGCATTTATCCTCTCGCTGAAATCGATCGATATGAGCCTGCCGAAGATGGCTGGGTGTGTCGCCCGTAAGTGTAACAGGATGGAACGCCGCGAGTTTATCGTTGAGCCAACGGATACCAATTTTGTGAATTCCAAAAACCGTGAGTTTCTGAATCCCGCCGTTAGTGAGGTCCTCTTCGATCTGCTCCGCGATTGCAGGAAGTTTTGCCATCAAAGTGTATCTTCTTAAAGTTGCCAGGCTTGACGCCATGCTTTCAAGAGTCTGTAACTGCGCGTCAGGATCGCCGGAAGAAAGCGCGTTTTGAAGTTCTTCATCAGCCTGTGTAATCTGCGGGATCATCGCAAGGAATTCCGGTGCCATCGCTGCGTCGGATCGCGGAACTGTAATGGTCTCGAACATCGGCTCGCTGAGATCAGGCTGGACCTCGGCTTTGGATCTTCGAATCATGAAAGGCTTGAGAAGCGCCAGCAGCTCAGGGACGTTACGGTGCTTAGTAAAACGAAAGCCATGCTCACTGTCGAAACCTTCACAGAACCTGGCCAGATAATCCCAATAAGGCGTGTCGATGATACCGGCAGATTTGAGGTGCGTGAACAACTCGCCAGCGTGATTCGGAGCGGGTGTTCCAGAGAGTCTTATTACACGATCGGCTTGAGTGATGAGTCCAGGGAACCTTTTTCCAAAACCATAAATTGCTTTTGTTCGATAGCCTGAAGTTTTCTTTCCGACTTTATAGCGTTCCTTTAAATAATGGCATTCATCTAGGACGAGGCATTCCCAACGAACAGACATCAATCGTTCAAGATACTTCACAACCTGATCGTAAAAAAGTATCACAACTCCGGATGTGTTCGGAATCTGATTCGGCATACAGATTTGCATTGGCCGATCCATTGGACTGAAACGCTCAAACTCACGACCCCATTGAATGCGAACACTCGCCGGGCAGACCACTAGAATGTTAGCGGCACCGACGAGATCGCAGGCACGAATTGCCGAAGCCGTCTTCCCGACCCCTGGAGGATCGCCACACAAACTGTCCCGTCGCTGAGCCATCCAGCGCGCAGCCTCGATTTGGTAAGGGTAGGGCTCGATGAGAGGCGCGCGATAAGGAATCATATCAAAGCCAGCCATTCTTTGAGGCCCAAAAACGAGCAATTAAACAACTTTCGGAACGGTCTGCGTCTTTCACTCTTTTGAAATTCGCCGCACACTCAGGCCATAATTTACTCGCTATTACGCGGGCTCGATTTTTAGTATCGGCTTGGTTTTCGTTTGGGAGTTTATAGAGCCCATAAACTTTTTTCCAAACGTTCGGGCTGACCAGTTCCATAGAAACTCCCATGGCGCCCAATACCCCATGCACCACGCCAGCGGATCTTCCGAAATTGAAGGCTCCGGCCTGCCGTGGCATACTGGACACATTCTCGACTGCAGCAACAATCGAACCCTGCATCTTACACATCTCGATAATACCCGCCAGTTTCGCAGGGTCGACACGGCCATCGGTCACAGGCATATCGAAAAGGCTGATCTGCCTGTCGGATATCCGCAGCAGACAGAGTGCGCCGCTGAGCCCTGGGTCGATTCCGAGAACGAAATTAGGTTTCACTTTCCTGCCTTCTTCACCCAACACAACGAGTACCCGAGTCCGGCCGCTACCTTCACGCTGATCGCCTGATTCCCTGAGCGCATCGCTCTCAAATGCGCCGACTCGACGCCCAGTTCCCGCGCGGTGCGCTCGCCGTTGCCGTGGCCGGCCATGCGCCGGTCCAGAGCTGCGAGGACTTCATCGTCGTTGACAGGGCGCATCAGTTTCCCGAGATCCATCGATATTTTGCGTGTGGAGTATTGTGAATCCGGCCGAGTTCCGCCATCAGATCCGCAGCTTCAGTCAACCGTTCGAGTTGCTGAGGCGCCAAGGCAAGATTTTCGATTTCAGATTTCTGGTCTTTGATCTTGGCCTCCAGTTCTTTAATCTCGTCCTCGAGACCAGTGGTGTAAGCTATCAGTTCGCTGCGAGTTGTCGAATCGGTGATGCTTAGCTGGTCGATCATGGTGGAATCTCCGAAATATAGCAGGCGTGAAGCGTGAAGTGTGAAACGTGAGGACCGGGTGAGGATCGATGCCTGAGAGAACTACAATCTACTTTCAGGGTTCGGTACGATTGAAGGCGGTTGAATCCCTCCTATCCGGGGCATTAGACCGAGGATACGAGCGGCACTGCGGCGATCGTGACGAGCAATCAGTCCGTGACGATCTGTTTCCTGA